TGTATGTACCCCACTTGTTTTTCTACTTCATCTTCGTATTTTTCAACCTTCAACATAAGGTTTCTTAAAATATAAATGAAAATAAGAAGAATACCAACTAAACCACCAATTATTACGTAAAAAAGTGTAGGATTATGTACCATTATAGATTTTTTAACATGTTACTTAGTCCTTCGGACGATTTTACTGGCCTTCCTGTAGAGCTTTTTGTTTTTACGACAGTTGGTTTAGAGGAACCTCCATTTCTCTTCCAAATATCGTACTCTACCTTGGATGCCAAGAAGTCTGCACTGTGTAGTACTGAGACTATTGAAGTTTTTTGTCTAGATGACTCTTGATAGCTAAAGAAGTAAGCTTTATTTGCTTCATCAAACACACCATCATGTAACCTAATACCTAAAAACTCTTTTTGACTTACTTTTATACCATTTTTCTGTAGTATGAATAGTGACCGGTCTGGGATAAGCATAAAATCTAAGTCTGAGTTGTTAGTATACATCTCTGACAGTTTATCTTGACGCCACTTATCAGTCTGAGGTAAGTAATTAGGTTTGTCACCATCACCTATCTTACCTAAATCATGGAATAATGCGGCAAAGACAAGTTCTTCATCGGTGTAATCAATCGTTCCACCCATCTCCTCGTATAACCTAGACTGCTTTACCGCATACTCCACAACTCTATTAACATGATCAACATAACCACCTCCAAATGCGTTATGATACCACGTTTTACCACTAGCAGGAGCCATAATATACGTTTCTTCCATCTTAGTTAACATAGCTTTCACTTGATCTTTACGATCCGTAATGTAAGTATCGATAATTTTAAGATGTTTATCGTAATTCTTTTGTATCTGTTCTGCTGTTAATGCCATAATAGATTTTATTAATTTTAGTAATATTATTTTATATATTTATATACTTATATATTATTAATCTTTATATATCTATATATTATTTATATAATATAATTTAAGATAATAATAATTTATTTAAGAATCAACTATTCTATAATAAATTTTAAAGTATTTTTAGAAACTTCCCAAGAAGCATTACCTTCCCAATAGGTTTCAACGTTTACCGTAAGAGTATCTCCTATAAATTTAGTTAATACTGGCCCTACTATACGTTTAGTATAACCTTTATTATCGTGGTTAAGTCTAGACTCTTGAACCATATCAACCATCATCGATTCATTAACAACAATATCTCCTTTGAATATAGAGTAAGTATAAGCATCTTCTGATATAGTAGCATAAGTATCTATATTAAATCTAGCTGCTCCTGAACCGTTATACTTAAGTTTAGCATGATAGTAACCATTAGAATCTATATCGAAAGGTACTTCAAACTTTACTAAACAATCACCACAAACATCTTCGTAAATTTCTTCTTTAGAACAACTAGCAAAAAGAAATAACATACTGATAAGAATACCAATACCTATCCAAGATTCCTCCCGATTAACTAATATATAGTTTATTATCATTTTAAATAAAAAGATAGAAATAAGAAGAAGAACTCCAGTAACAAAACCACCTAAAAAAACTTGTAAAAACATAACCTTTATTTTTTATTATTAATATACTTAAATATAGGCATAATAATTCGGGTTACAAACTTTTCTACGGTGTTTTTAATGCAGGTAACTTATCTTTAGGGTAATTTTGTAGTATGTATTTGAGATCTATATAGTTAAGGTTGTTTTGAAGGGCATGGTCTAATACTATAAAATTGTATTTATGTCCTTCTCTAGTAAAATGCTTACAGTCACATGAATAACTCTCATGAAGTGTCATCCAATCATCGTAATGTACATCTCCACTTAGTGCTCCAAAACCAGAACCAACACACCTGACACCTATACTTGTAAAGTAATTAACAAATGATTGCCAGTAATCAAGAGTCCAGTATAACCAAGCATCCCTAATCTTAGGAGTAATATTATATTTATACATTCTCATTATTCTACATGCTTCTGTATCTTCATCTACACCTCTATTACCTAAATGACTTGTAACAAGAGGATGCACTTCTGGCGGTGGTTCATTATATAGTATAGAAGAATAATGTTGTAACCCTCCACTGAATGAGTGTTTATCTTCTGTTACTTCCAATTGTCTATTAGGAGAGGAAAGTATAGTTAGTACTATATCCCCCGGTTTTATTAAGTGTAAGTACTTTGTAATAATTTTAAACGCATCTTCATTACAAGCACCCCCTAACCCTTTTATCTTGAAGTCTTGTTTATATTTCTGAGCCAATAGGTATTGCCACGTATATTCGAGATACGGATACTCTTTTTCCCTTCTAGATTCATCATCTAAACGGCAATGACTACCTGCAAAACTATCTCCAAATACCCACAACATACTATATAAACTCTTTTAACACATCGTTAAATATATTCTTATGGCCTTTAGGTGAAGGATGTGCATCTTCTATACCTGGCTTCCAGTGCTTTATACCTTGATAATGGTGAGCTCTCTCAGTTGCATCCCATAAGAAAGACTTTATACCTATTTTGTTAAGATGTAAAGTAATATCATATAAAGCTGTTTTATATACTCTTTGTAATGGTTGAGAATTAGCTCCTGCAACCTTTTGTATGAATAATTTTATAACTTCATTTCTATCTTCACCCCATATAGGTGGTATTAGTTCATCTTGATAATCTAAACTACCGTCGTTATTCATCCACATAGGTACCATAGTCTCAACTAAACGATCTAATTCTGGATGTGGAATTGGGAAACGCATAGGCCAAGTTGAATTGACCCATACCCTATCCCCTTCATTCATTAAGTGTAGACAATTTGATAATTGTACTAAAATGGTTTGGTTACTTTGTCCTGATACTGCGTAATTTTTATAACCCATACCGAAATGATCGGCAAGTAGTTTAGGAAAAATAGTATTCTCATACCCATCACCAATTTGTTGCCACAACTCTTTACTTTTCTTACGTTCTTGGTAGTTATCCCCCAACCACTCCCAATTAAGACCGTGACCTGAAGTCATACTACAACCGAAGAACCAAAAAGTATTAGCCTCTACCATTTACATAGTAATGGTGAGCCTCTCTTGCTTTAAAGTCTGCACCAATTTCATTAGGCATCTTAACCGGATTACCCTGTTTGTCGTATCCTTTTCCTTTAGGTACAACGTACGGTTTCGGTTGTTTTTTAATAACCTTAGAACCAGACTTTTTTCTTAGTGTTAATGCAGCAGCTTCTTTCTTAGCATCGTTTCTCTTTTTAAATATAAAGACTGCAACCCCTACAAACACTACACCGAAAATTACTGTTAAAATCATAATTTCTGTTTTAGTTAAATTAATTAGTATGTACACATGTACAAGCGTCTATGTAAGTTTTTAACAAAGCACATTTTTCGTAATGCTCCATCTTTTCAAAAAACTCTCTTAGGAAATCTAAAGCTACAATTATTTGAGTCAAATCAAAACCATTTTCCATTTCTTCAATTACCTTGATAGGATGATCCTCAATTCGATTCAAATATGTGAATAGTTTAGAAAAGTATTTTACTGCTATAGCTTTCCTATTACGTTTGTATTCCTTCGGATATTGTCTAGAATACATAACGTCCATTAAGTGGAAGTTCTCAACTCCACGTACAACCATACCCATAAGTACATAAGAACTATCTAAAGCTTCTTTGACGCCGTGCTCTTTATAGATAGCCTCATCTCCATTATGGAAGATTTCAAATAATTTATTTGGATCAACTGGTTGCATATTAATAAATATCCTTTCTATTTTTTAACCAAGGATATGTTTTTTCATCACACCAGGAAGTATCAAGCTCAAAGTTTGTATCAACAAACGGCTTTAATTCACTTAAGATGTTATGGTTAAGTGTTTTTTTATAAGACTGTGCTCCTGATTTATCCCAATAACTGTTGTCTTGTAATATTTGAGAAATAGCATAAGCAGCGAAGGAAGTATTACCGTTAGGAGACCAATGATAATCAATTTTTCTTTGATTTATGTTACGT